CCATTCATGGGTTCTGGCTCTACTGGTATGGCAGCAAAAGATTTGGGGTTTGACTTTATTGGTATTGAGAAATCAGAGGATTATTTTAAAATCTGTCAAGAAAGAATTGAACAAATAAACCCATTAGGTGAATTTTTAGACTAGACAAACCCAATATTTTATGTTATAATGAAAGAATCGAATAGGAGAAATAAATGGCTACAGGACTAATGAGTAAACTACGAAAGAACTCTTCTTTCAAAGACGGTAGGGTAAATGTCTTATCAGAATCAAAATACTTAAATGATAAAACCAGTACCCCGACACACATTCCAGCAATGAATATTGCATTCTCTGGTACATTAAATGGCGGATTTACATCTGGACTTACAATGCTCGCAGGGCCTTCAAAACATTTTAAGACTGCATTTGGTCTGATTATGATGAAATCATATATGGACGCCAATCCAGAGTCGATTGTTTTGTTTTATGATTCAGAATTTGGTACGCCACAAGCATACTTTGATATTTTTGAAATTGATACAAGTCGAATTGTACATGTGCCTGTTACAGATTTAGAAGAACTTAAATTTGATATGGTATCACAATTAAAAGAATTAGATACCGAAGATAAAGTATTCATTATGGTGGATTCGGTAGGAAATCTTGCGTCTAAGAAAGAAGTCGAAGATGCAGAGAAAGGTAGTAGTGCAGCGGATATGACCCGCGCCAAACAATTTAAGTCACTGTTTCGCATGATTACACCACATTTGACTATGAAAGACATTCCTATGGTTGCTGTCAACCACACATACGACTCTCAGGGTATGTTCCCTACTAAGGTTGTATCTGGTGGTACTGGTATGTATTATAGTGCAGATACCATTTGGATTATCGGCCGTCAACAGGATAAAGTGGGTACAGAGATTGCTGGATATCACTTTGTAATTAATGTTGAAAAGTCGCGGTTTGTTAAAGAGAAATCTAAAATTCCTATCTCAGTTTCATGGGAAAAGGGTGTAGATAAATTCTCAGGACTCCTTGACATGGCACTAGGTTATGGTGTATTATTAAGATCTGGAGCATGGTTGCAACATGTTGATATGGAGACCGGAGAAGTCGTTGAAAAGAAATTCCGCGAGAAGGAAACCCATAGCGCAGAGTTTTGGGAACCTATTCTTGCAGACGAAAAATTTAATAATTGGATTATAAACAAGTACAGAGTTGGTGGATGAGCAAGTTATTTGCCTCAAAATATATGTATCAGGAGAGATTGACCATATGTAAATCATGTGCCCAGTTTCAACCGACTATAAAGATGTGTAAATCTTGTGGTTGTTTTATGCCTGCAAAGGCAAAAATCGCCAACATTGCATGTCCAGAAGATAAATGGGGCGCAGTATACGGAACCGAAGATAAAGAACCAACTACAATGTCTTTATTTAATAATTTGACCGACAAAGAAAAGTCTGAAAGTCTAAGACGACAGGCTGAACATTTAAGACAAGAATCTGAAAGATTAATAAAGGAAGCAAATAAACTTAATGGAATTAACTGAACAAACAGTATTGAATTGTCTTTTTTCGGACGAAGAATATGTGAGAAAAACACTACCTTTTATTGAAAGGGAATATTTTGTAACTGAATCAAATAAAGTGATATTTGATATGATACAACATCACATTGAAAAGTATAATACAAATCCAACTAGGGATTCATTACTAATCTCTTTGGATGAATTGAATGTTGGCGAAAACGTATATACGGAATCAGTATCAACTATCAAGAGTATGGAAGAGAATAAAGACGATCATAGGAATAGTGCATGGCAAATTGATGTGACTGAAAAGTGGTGTCAAGATCGCGCATTATATAATGCTGTTATGAAGTCGATTGGTATTTTAAATGACGAGCCTGCGAACAAGGGACAGTTGCCGAAAATGCTACAGGACGCCTTGGGCGTGTCATTTGATAGTAATATCGGACATGATTTTATAGATGATTTTGAGGCCAGATATGAATTTTATCAACGTGTAGAAGAAAAAATCGAGTTTCATCTTGATTTATTCAACAAAATTACTAAGGGTGGATTGTCGAAGAAAACTCTTAACATTTGTCTCGCTGGTACTGGTGTTGGTAAATCTTTGTTTATGTGTGACCTTGCGGCAAATCATTTGTTGATGGGTAAGAATGTCCTATACATTACATGTGAAATGTCGGAAGAAAAAATTGCAGAACGTATTGACGCGAATCTCTTGAATACTAATATTCAAGATGTTGCACAAATGCCATATGATACATTTTGCCGAAAGATTGATAATCTGACAAGAAAGGTCGCAAGTGGAAAATTAATTGTAAAAGAATATCCGACTGCTGTTGCCAATGCAAATCACTTTAGACATTTATTGAATGAATTGACACTCAAAAAGAATTTTCGTCCAGATGTCATCTATATTGACTACCTAAATATATGTTCATCCTCTAGGATTAAAGCCGGTTCTGGCGCAAACTCATATACACTTATTAAGTCTATCGCAGAAGAATTGCGTGGACTTGCTGTGGAAAACAACGTACCGATTATGAGTGCTACGCAGACCACCCGAAGTGGATATAATAGTAGTGATGTAGAACTTACAGATACATCCGAATCATTTGGATTGCCTGCGACTGCCGATTTAATGTTTGCATTGATTGCTACAGAAGAATTGGAAGAACTAAATCAGGTATTGGTAAAACAACTTAAAAATCGTTACAACGATTTAAACAGTTACAAGAGATTTGTGATAGGAATTGACAGGCCAAAAATGCGATTGTATGATGTGGAAAATTCTGCTCAAGATGAGATAATCGACAATAGTGGTTCGAGTCAGGACTACTCAAATAATTTTTCAAATAACTCTAAAAAAATAGGAAGTGTGGAGATCAAAATATGACAGATAAAGTAGAAAATAAAACAGAAGAAGATCTGCCAGAAGGCGCAGAAGCTCATCACTTTGAGGTGGGCGAAGATTTTACAGTCAAACCGCCTGATGGTAATCATGCATTTATTTCTGTGTGGGATAATGCGTTAGAGGATGAATGGTGCGATAAATTAATTGGTATGTTTGAGGAGCAAGAGTCCTTACAACAAAAAACAGTGCATCCGGAGTTTAGAAGTTTTACAGAATTAAATTTTTTCAATCCTCAACTTGGATCTGAGTTTGAAGAAGCTTCTATGTATCTATTGGGTAAAGTTTCTGAATATGTTGAAAGCTATCGCAGGCATAATAATATTGTATTTTTTCCAAGTCAGTGTCACAACGAAGAAGTTCGTATGAAAAAGTATGTTGCTGGTAGCGAAGATGATTTTAAATATCATGCAGATGTTGGAGACTATGCTTCAGCCCGCAGATTTTTAGTGTGTTTCTTTTATCTGAATACGGTAGAAGAAGGTGGTCAAACAGCCTTCCCCGATTACAATACCAGTATCGAAGCAAAGAAAGGAAGACTTGCAATTTTCCCGCCATTCTGGACACACCCACATTCGGGACAACCAGCTATTTCTAATGATAAGTACATTGTAGGAACCTATCTACATTACATGTAAAAATAAAATTAAAGGCGCCTAGTGCGTCTTTTTTCTTGACTTTAAAGATAAGGTCTGATACATTATAAATATAGGCTAACTGGGAGTGATTCTAAGATGGCAAAATTAAGTAAATCAGATATGACATCTGAGGCCTCTCACGGGCCCTATGCTGGGATAAAACGTGCAGATATTTTTGATAAAAAGATCAAAGATGGTAAAACTTTTAGACATGAATCAGAGACAGGCAAAGAAGTTACTGGCGTATCTTTTGATAAAAAAACAGAAATTTTATACTGGACAAAAGGTAATAAAACAGGTTCTACAAAAAGGGCCCAAATCTTTAAGGATGCAGATTTTGGTGGTGGTGCTTCTGGATCTGGTGGTGGAGCTAAAGAGACAGAAATTACAGAATCTTTGCAATGTTATTATTGTTCGTATATATTCAATTCTCCTGTAGCAAAAATAACTAAGGTATCAGATGCAGACCTTGCAAAATGTGCAAAATATGTACATGCCTCTATGTCATTAAAAAATTGTCTCAAAAAAATTCCGGCAGGATGGAGAACTGACAAAAGAGATATTTTTGCCGATACTGCAAATAAAATTTATCAAAAATATTCGTTAAAAACTACAGGGATAGTATATTTTCATCGTGGTTCGCCCTTTATGAATAACGTATACAAGGCAAAACAGGACTGTCATAAAGAAGATAAAAAATTAGAAAACACTCAAGCTCCAGGCTCATTTTCAAATGATAAATGGAATCCGGGCGATATTTGGATGACTACTTATTCTCCATCTGAAACCCCTTTATCTGATTTTACTTCGAGTTGGGGCGAACTCAATAATAAAGTTGCCGAACTGGCAGGTGCATATTCGGTTACTGACAAAACTAAACTTTTGGGAATATCTCTAAAAAAACTTGCGGCGAATGCAACAATTAAAGAATTCAAAAAACCAGGCCAAAATTCCGTTAAAGATTACACTTTTAAGGGATATAGTTTTGGCCAGACGGGCGATTTTTTTTCGTCTAAAGATATTTATTTAAATAGTTCGGCCGGACAGATTCAGTTTAGGACTTTTAATAATACCACCGCTTGGCAGGGAGAGATAAAGGGTATCAGTGCCGCACTAGGAAAAATTGGTGGAAAGAATGTGGATTTCTATACTAAAAAAATAATGGGCGAAGGATTTTTACCCAGTTCCGGTGAAGCAGGATTGTTTAAAGAAACAGAACATGACGATTTTCCACAAAAACTATATGAGATGTATAAGGCTACTAACCAAGGCGCTTCTCCGAAAAAGTCTCTTTTGTCTTTTTCAGACTTTATGTCAGAATATGAGAAAAAGCCACAGGGTTGGAAAAATAGTAAACTCGCCTGTATGAAATTTTTATTGGTATTCACCAGCGGAACTCAAAAACAAAAAGACGCATTGATAAATTCTATATTTCTTTATGGATCATCTGATACAGATCAATCTAGTCATTTTATAGTAGTAAAGTAATAACCTAAATATACAATACAAACATAGGAGAATTTAAATATGCGTAGTTTTGGAGGGTTTTTAAAGGAGTCTAAGGGCGGTAAAAACCTACATCTTGAACACCTAGAAGATGAAATAATCAATGGTGGAATTGACGGCGGGAGATCTGCAATAAATTTTTTAAAGTCTTTGAGAGATATGTTAGATGGCAATTCTCAAGGAAAAATGAATATGACAGTCAAGTGGGATGGGGCCCCAGCGGTATTCGCAGGGATCGATCCTTCGGATGGTAAATTTTTCATTGCGAAAAAGTCTGTATTTAATGCAGTTCCTTTGCTATATAAATCACTTGCAGAAATAGACGCAGATCCAAAACTGAGCGGAAGTTTAGTAGAAAAATTCAAAACTTCTTTTACAGAATTTTCTAAACTTGGTATTAAGAATGTCATTCAAGGGGATTTAATGTTCACCAATGACAAATCAGATAAAACCCTAGACGGTATTGATTATGTTACTTTTCAACCTAATACATTGATGTATGCTGTAGATAAAAAGTCGGATTTCGGCAAACAAATATCATCTGCAAAAATTGGTGTCGTATGGCATACCAGTTATAGTGGACGAGACTTGCAATCAATGTCGGCCTCATTTGGCGCAGATATATCAAAACTAAAAAAATCTAGTAGTGTCTGGATGGATGATGCAACTTTCAAAGATGTATCCGGAACTGCTAAATTTACTGTGGCGGAAAAAAAGACTGTAGATGGAGCATTGTCAACTATAGGACGTAAATTCAAAAAAATCAAGGCAAATGATTTTAAGGCATTTTTAGATATTCAGAAAAAAGTATTTGTCAAGGGACTTGCTGGTGGAAGTTTTAAAACATATTTAAATGGTTATATCCGCGAAGGTAAAAACATATCAACTAAAAATATGGGCAACCTTGGATATTCGATGTTCGTCAAAAAATTCTTTGATGAAAAAATTATCATTAAACTGAAAACCGAAAAGTCAAGAAAAATTAAAGAAGATTTGAGAGATGAAATCGTGGCAAAATTGATCAAGCTTGACGGCGCGGCGTATGCAGTTGTGGATTTTATGGAAAGTATGATAGATGCAAAATCTCTAATCGTAAATAAACTAAATAGTGTAAAACAATTAACTGATATTTTTGTGAAAGTTGATAACGGATTTAAGGTTTCAAATCCAGAGGGATATGTTGCTATCGACCGCAATGGCACAACCGCCGTAAAATTGGTGGACAGAATGGAATTCAGTTTCAATAACTTTAACGCAGCAAAGGCATGGGACAAGTAAGATGATCGACATTAACAAAATTTATTCAAATATGTTGGAAAATCAAGAATTGCAAGAGGGTATTAACGATACCGCGATTTTCAAAGCAGTGTTTCTTGCTGGTGGCCCAGGCTCTGGTAAATCTTTTATTGGTACTGAAAAGAAGGGTAAGTCGCCGACTGTCGGTGCTGATCCAAAACAATTTATGGGTGGTGGACAACTAGGTCTTATCAACCTTGGACTTCGAGTTGTTAATCCCGATCCTGCATATGAAAAACTTTTGAAAGCTGCTGGTTTAGACCCAAAAA